ATGAAAATAACCGATAAGAATTTATGTGATATCTGGTATCAGGCATTACTGGAACGTGCTTCAGAATATACTGGCGTGTTTTTTGTCGGCGTCAAAACCACTGGCGTGTTCTGCATTTCGGTATGTCGGGCGCGAAAGCCCAAACGTGAAAATGTCGAATTTTATAAAGATGCCAAATCTGCCCTTGCGGCCGGTTTTCGACCCTGTAAGGTCTGCAGACCTGCTGAGAATGCGCACAGCGCGCCATTATTTGTTGAACAGGCGCTTGCTCTTGTCAGGCGCGATATTAAATCCCGTGTTGCAGACGCGGAGCTTCGCCTGCATGGAATCAGTCCGGAGCGGGTAAGACGCTGGTTCCTGCAACATCACGGCATCACTTTTCAGGCTTTCCAACGAATGCAGCGGGTGAACGTTGCCCTGCAGGAGCTGAAAAGCGGACGAACGACGACTGATGTTGCGCTGGACAACGGCTATGAATCCCTGAGCGGGTTTGGTTATACCTACAAGCGACTTACTGGTGCAGCGCCAACTCAGGCTACCCAGGTGATTGTCATTCACCGTTTTACCACGACGCTTGGTCCTATGTTTGTCTGTGCGACAGAGCGGGGAGTTTGTCTACTGGAGTTTACCGATCGTCGGATGTTAGAAACAGAATTTCGCGATATTCAGCGTTTATTTAACGCCAGAATCGTCACCGGAGAAAACAGCCATACCCGGCAGACAGTAAAAGAAATCAGCGAGTATTTTGCCGGAACGCGCCGACAGTTTGATCTCTCAGTAGATGCCCCGGGGAGTGATTTTCAACAATCCGTCTGGCGCGAGCTGCGGGCAGTTCCCTATGGACAGACCTCACACTATCAGGCCATTTCACTACGGATGAATAAGCCAAATGCTGTGCGCGCCGTCGCTGCTGCCAATGGTGCAAACCGGATTGCGATTGTGATCCCCTGTCACAGGATAATTGGAAAAGATGGCGCGATGACAGGTTACGGAGGGGGGATTTCTCGAAAAGAATGGCTTATTGAGCATGAGAGGAAGAATGTTTAATGGCGTGATGCTCCAGTATGGTCGGGAAAATTTACGGACTTCGCGGGACAAATTGAGGGCACAAAAAAGCCCGCAGGGTTTGCGCCGTGCGGGTTCTTAGGACTTCATCGGATGACTCTGGTAATCACCGATGGAGAATTTTGGTGGGCTGGCGGGAGTTGAACTCGCGTCCGAAATGTATTTAACTCATTGAAAATAAACAATTCTCTTGCTGTTATATACCTCAGGTGCATTTTACGTGCATATTGAGGTCTGTCTAACGTCCTGATTCTGTCCAACATTTTGAAATATTTCCCCCGCTACAGCGCGGCTGAAATCGCGGTTTTACCGTCATACTCAGCCAAGTATTTACCGTAGTTGCGGAATATCATTTCCGGCCCTTTGTGGCCCATCTGTCCGGCAAGCCAGAAGAGGTTAACGCCCTGGCTAATATGCTTGGTGGCGAATGTGTGCCGCGTCTGGTACGGGTTACGATAGCGCACGCCAGCTTTTTTCAGGGTCGGCACCCATGCTTTTTTACGGATAGCGTCGGCGTTCGCCCAGGGTTCTCCCGTTTTCGGGTCGCTGAATATGAACTCACTTTTCATAAAGGTGTATTGCTTCTGCGCCTGCAGGGCCGCCAGCGCCTCACTGTTCAGCTCCACCTTACGGGTACCGGCTTTTGTCTTGGTGCCTTTAAGTACCCCTACGACACTGGCCGCCTGAACGTGGGCTGTGTTCGCAATGGTGTCGAGATCAGGCCAGCGCAGCGCGCACAGTTCGGAGCTCCGCAGACCGGTATTGAAAGCAAAGCGGAACAGGTTTTCCCATTCCGGGTACCTGCAGCTCTGGTAAATGGCGAGGGTTTCCGCTGGCGTGAACGGGTCAACCTCGTAATCGTCGGCGCTCGGGCTGCTGTCGATCACGTGGTACCGGCTGGCGCTGACGAGGGTTCCCAAGGCGGATGCCGGTTGATGTCGGTTCTGGTTTGAATGTTGAATTCAGCATCAATGCACTCCTGCTGGTTTGATGGCCTGCAGTGCATCAACCTCTTTAACGAATCGGTCATGCATCGCGTCCCATTTCTCACACCATCTCTCCATTTCTCGCTTGCGCGCCAGGATGCGACGCAGACGGCGAACACAACGCTGGTGGGCGGCCAGATACTCAGCCTTTGTTTCCCCGTCTCGCCATACCTCCCTGTCATCGCGATCAATACGCACCCGCGGGTGACGCTGCGGAAAACCTGAACGCTCAAAAGCCTCGGTGGTCATGAAGAAAGCCAGATAGCGGATCGCCGTACCTTGCGTGAAGCATTTTTTGATACGACCGTGACGTACTGCCACGAACAGTGGGCCAACTGGCGTATCGTGTTTCTGTAATGCCAGGTCAATCATGCTTACGGTGCGTTTATCGTTCATTTCCGGTTTCTCCCGTGAATCGTGTTCTGTTTTTTCCGTGGTTATCATGAAATCCATATTTAATTTCTGCGTTTCGTCTTGCCTCGACTGCTTTATTGAAATCCGTGAAAGAGCCCAGATATATTTTCTTCGCGTTTATGACAATATTTGCCCACCATTTTTTTTTGATGTGACCAACTCACCCCTGTATGGCCGGACGTGTTGGTTTTAGATAAGCGCGCATTCTTACTATTGTCTTGGTTTGTACATGAACGCAGATTTTCTATTCTGTTATTAGTGGTGTTCCCATCAATGTGATCGACTACTTCGGGTTCAACACCATTAACCATTTTAAATATCAGACGATGGGCATAGTAAATGACGCCATCTAACCGCACGATACGATAAGCTCCTGTTTTGGTTTTAATAAAAGCTCCAGCAGGTTTACCTGCAAACCTTGTATTTAACTGTTTTTGCATACTTGATGATGAAAAGTGTTTTAATGGACGATGTTTCCAAAACAACTCTCCAGTTTTTTGTTCGTAATAAAAGCACTCGTTGAGATAATCTGACTCAGGAATTCGTATCGCTGTAAGTGCCATCAGATACCCCCATTTCATGACCCTCCGTTTTCGGAGCCTCTACTTTTTGTTTTTTGACGAACTCGACCAGCTCAGAAATGAGCTCGTCGATTAACTCCTTTCCGCTATCCGTAAGGAATTCACCGCTGCCATTTACATCAACAGCGCCGCTGTAAATTCCCCTGATGGCTTTTACACCATCGACATTTCCGTACTCACTGATCGCGAGTCTTTCGAATTTTCGTAATAATCCATCAAGAAGAATCTCTGTTAACTCGACCGTGTTAATGCCGCCTTTGTTTAGCTTAATAACAAGGCAGTTACTGCCTGTTTTACGCTGGTGGTGTAATAACGCTGCCTTTAAAATTCGGCGTCGATAGGTTTCAATTACGTTGTTTTTCACGACGTTCAAACTCCGAATCCATCCACATTGAAACCTGAGCCGACAAGTCAAGGCAGAGGCCAGACAGAGAAATTATTTGCTCGATATCCATATCAATAATATTGGAGTTAATTAATTCCATTAATTGATACAGGTTATCTGCTGTGTTTTTTGCGGTTTCTAGAGAGCTGTCTTTACTGAGCATATTCAGACCCCGTAAGCTTTGCGCATGAAAAGGTTAGAGATATGGCGGTATTCCTCACCATAGGTCGCGAAGAAAAGCCGTGCTGTTAAATACGCAGATTTATCTTTGATGAATGTCATTTTTAACCTAATCCTGTTTTCAGGTTGCAGGAAGCCACACCAGTGAAGGTGTTATTTGTTTTATTGTTTAGCGTTACTTATTGAATTCGATCTTGTCCGCTTTAGAGCTAATAATGCTCTGCATTTCATCCAGTTTTTGGGAGACGAGACTTAAAACCCCAATTGAGTTTGATTCTGTTGGTATATCATCCATTGAATTATAAACGGCAAGCTTACAATCGCCGATATCACAAGCCCAAGAGTTAAGTTGATTAGCTAGCGCTGTTAGCGACTCTAATTTTTGTCCCCGTTGACATTCAGCTCCAGCATGGATGCTAAGTTGCTCCACATACTCGTAAGCAGTTTGGCTGGTCTTTAGCATAGAACGAATCAGGCAGGCAATTGTGTTATCGGCTTCCGGTGAAAATTCATTTATGCGGTAACTGGAAACCCTTCTATGAAATGCTGGTGGACACTTTGCGTCAGGGGGAGCGTCATGCAGCAGTGGAATTTGAGAAGGCGACAACTTATTAATATGATCGGAGCAAATAGCGACACTTTTTTGCACGTTAGTGTTGACTTTGCATAAAACTGTCCTGTATGCTTTTCATCGTGGGATATTACGCCTACACGACATCAAACCCGCCTGAGTGCGGGTTTTTTTATTTCCAGCAAGGTTTTTCTTCAATGCGTTTGTTATGTTGTGTTTTTTAACTGAGGGTCAGTTGATGAGCGCAGATGAAAACTTGTTGAGTAAAATCCAGGAAGTACGGACGGTAGAGGATGTGGAGCAAGTCAATTTGGGCCTTTCTAAAGGCTGGGTGATTTTGAAGATCACCGAGAGCTCTACAGTCTGGGAAGATGGCAGCAAAAGCAGTCTTGTTACATATCACATGGGCAAGCCGAAGGCATTGCCGGTCTGATCAAGCCTTACTAAATCAAGAACTTCAATCATATATAGGTCACCTCACGGTGGCCTTTTTTGTTTCCCCTCCTTCTGAGAGAACTCACGGCAATGAAGTATTGACCGGCGGAATGATTTCGGCGTAATTTGTTTGTGTGGTGAATCCTTTCTAAGCGAAAGGGCGTTCCAGTCAACTGCTATCTGCAGGTATGCGCGCGGCTTTGCTGACTGGGGTAGAGTCACCGGGAGGCACCCGGCACCATGACAACAACAATACAAGTTTCAAATTCCTTGAGAGCCTGCCATAAAACGCAGGCCTTTTTTTATGGTTTTGCAAACTGCTGCTACGCTTTGAGTTGTGGGAAGTAACTGAATGCCCGGTGGTTCTCCTGGACCGATAGTGAATCAGCCGATACAGCTTCACCTCTGAGCATAAGTCTTACTCACACCTACCTTACAAATAGTCAACTCATTAGCCCGCCATCAACAGCGGGCTTTTATTATTTCCCCTCAAACTTACTGAGAGGATTCATAGCAATTACAGAGGGGGCGTAATGTCCGATCCATTAACCGGCACTGGTGCAGTTCTCGGCGGAGGCCTGCTGGGTTCAGTCCTGTATGGTGTCTTTACTCATACAGATTTCGGCGTGGTGTTTGGAGCGTTTGGTGGTGCGGTGTTTTACGTCGCGACAGCTGCAAACCTTACGCGTGCTCGCCTGGCTGCATATTTCCTTACATCATTCATTGTTGGAGTGCTTGGCGCCGGGTTTGTTGGTTCATGGCTAAATGCTGCCTCGAGTTATGAAAAACCACTGGATGCACTCGGTGCAGTGATTTTGTCTGCACTGTGTATAAAAATCCTAACTTTTCTTAATAACCAGGACCTGAACACCCTGTTCGGTTTTTTCTCACGGCTACGCGGGGGAGGGGGAAATGGCAATTGACCCGTCAGCATTCTTTAATGCGTTTATCTGTGCGGCCATAGTTATCGTGCTGATGTTTTACCAGCGACATGGCGCCCGGCATCGCCCCTTTATTTCTGTCCTGGCGTATATAACCGTGCTGGTTTACGCCGCGATCCCCTTGCAGTTCATCTTCGGCCTTTATCGTGATTCCAGTTGGCTGGTGGTGGTCGCAAACATTCTTATCTTCGCCGCCATCCTGAAGGTTCGTGGAAATATGGCGCGGCTGGTTGATCGTCTGAGGCACTAATGAACCAAACACAATTTCAGAGGGCGGCTGGTATCAGCGCCGGGTTAGCTGCGCGCTGGTTTCCACATATCGACGCCGCTATGAAGGAATACGGCATCACCGCACCGCTCGATCAGGCCATGTTTATTGCCCAGATGGGGCATGAAAGCACCAGATTTACCCGGCTGGTGGAGAACCTGAATTACGCGGTTGAAAACCTGGTACCGACGTTCGGTAGCCACCGCATCACGCAACAGCAGGCAGCAGCACTTGGCAGAACAGCAACGCAACCGGCAAACCAGAAAGCGATCGCTAATCTGGTTTACGGCGGTGAATGGGGAAAAGAACACCTTGGCAATCAGGTAGCCGGTGATGGCTGGAAATATCGCGGTCGCGGGCTGAAACAGGTTACCGGCCTGAGCAACTACCGCAGTTGTGGCCATGCTCTAAAACTTGACCTTGTTAGCCATCCGGAGCTGCTTGAACAAGGTGAATACGCCGCGCGCTCAGCTGCATGGTTCTTTGCCTCCCGCGGTTGCCTGCTTCATTCCGGCGACGTGGAGCGCGTGACACTATTAATCAATGGCGGCCGTAACGGGCTGGAACAACGGCGCACCCTGTTTAACCTGGCGAAATCTGTGCTGGTGTGAGGTCACTATGGGGTTTGAAACTTTAATTGGTATTGCTGCAGCTGTCATTGCCGCCATTGCAGGCGCTTTTGGCCTGGGCCATATCCGCGGCACCAGCAAAGCGGAAACTAAAGCCGATCAGCAACGCACTGAAGAGAAGGCCGCCGCCACTGAAGCAGTAGCAGGGCGCCGTGTTGAAGCAACGAAAGAGGCCAGCAATGTACAGCAGACTGTTAACCGCATGCCTGATGACGATGTTGATCGCGAGCTGCGTGACACGTGGAAGCGCGGCTCATAAGGGGTGAACATGAGGAAAACAATCGACTTAACCGGCGTTAAGTTCGGCAAGCTGACTGTGCAGTCCTACGCCAATAAGGATAAATCGGGCGTTTCAATGTGGTTGTGCGGTTGTGAGTGTGGCACAGAAAAAATAATCAGGTCAAACGCCTTGCGCTCTGGCAGGACACAATCTTGCGGTTGCATGTCAGGTGTAAAACACGGGCATCGCAGACCGTCAGAAACTTCTCCCACTTATATCAGCTGGCTGTCAATGCAGCGGCGCTGCAATTATCCCGGCGATGCGTATTACGGAGATTATGGTGGTCGCGGAATTTCAGTTTGTGAGCGTTGGGGCAATTTTGAAGCTTTCCTGAAAGACATGGGCGAGCGTCCAGCAGGTCATACACTTGATCGGATTGATGTAGATAAGGCGTACTCACCAGAAAATTGCCGATGGGCTACACCCAAAGACCAGGCAAGAAACCGACGAAGTAACCATATGCTCGATACACCAGCTGGTCGAATGTGCATTACCAAAGCAGCCGAAATCTATGGTGTAAAAGTAAAGACAATCGCTCACCGATTGAGCAGGGGATGGAGTGTTGAAAAGGCGCTGCTAACTCAACCATGGCAGGGCAACAATGAATAAATATTTTATGTTTATCTCTATGCTTTCCGTGTCAGCATTGATTGCTGGCTGTGTTGGTGGTCATCCCAAGCCCAACTATGTATTCGTCCACGACTCCTGTGACTGGGTAAAGCCAATCTACCTTACTGATCACGACATTGATGTTCTTGACCGCCAGACGAAGCGAGACATCCTGGCGCATAACAAAGCGTGGCAGGCTAACTGCCAGAAACAAACCAGCGCCTCGCAATAGCGGGGCTTTTTACTATCCGAGGAAACCCCATGACCGTTTGCGCTAAATTCCGCTGCCACTTTATTCAGAAAGCAGATGGCGATTCACACCGTACAATTCACATGAGCCCCGTGACCGCTGACACAGAAGAAAACAAGTCATGGTCAAAGTACACGCCTGGCGGCCAATTGCAGCTGGTTGTCTCGAACCCGGCTGCATTCGAACAGTTTGAGCAGGGCAAAGAGTACTTCATCGATATTCAACCAGCGCAGTAACCATTACAAAGCTCATCTGCGGGTGGGCTTGATAATGGAAAAACAGTGATGCCTATAAGTTTTGGTAATTAGAAAAAACCTCAGATAAGTGCTAAAAATTTTCCCAGTAAACAATGATGAGATGAAGAATGAAAATCCTGGGATTTGATGAGCACAGAACAAAACGTGGGAGTGGTGCATTAAAGTTCTTTGAGCTGGAGCGTGTACCAAGCAGTGACTGGGTAAAGATATTCGAAAGCCTGTTCACAAAAAGTGGTGATGAGGCGTGGGTTGAGGGGTATTGCATAGTGACGAACTGCCCAAGCAGTGACATAGCTGAAAGGCTAGTGCAGTTACAATCAAAGTGTGAAGAAGCAAACACAATATTCAGAACTAAGAACTCAACTCTTTGAACAGTAATCGCCGCCTTCGGGCGGTTTTTTATTGGCATCACCATTGGACATTACAGCAGGCACTCAATGAATGCCTGCTGTAAAATGGACGGTTAGAGTAATTTTATAAATTTATCGCCGTCGTTAACTTGCTTGGCAATCCTGAGAATTACCGCAGCTATAGAGGCAATGAACTTTTCACGATTTGAAATCCCTTCGTCATTGAGATGTATTCCTTTGTCACCAATCAGGATGCCAAATTTGGGGTTTTCAATTAGCTCTCTTTGATCGCCCTTGCTTATGAGTGTGATTAATTTATTTATCTCTTCATTGGTAATTTCTGAACTATCAATTTGATGTGAGCGTGCATTTCTGATTTTGTTTACGACTTTAAGCTCCTGGTAGGAAAACTCATTCAAACCAAAATTTGTAGCGAGCTTGAGTTTTGCCGCGTATGACATAGTTAAGTTTTCGCCGAAACCATCAAAAAAATTAACGTTGTTTGATGCAGCACAGCACCACGCTTCAATAATTTTCTCGGTTACCAGGTGAAGGCGCAAGACGACACCTATGTCGTCTTCGCTTTGCATTATCGAAGATAGCCTTTCCCATGTTTGTTCATTAAGCAGAACCATTTCATTGAAAATTTTCTTATTCATAAATCATTCCTTTGTTGATTGTGCCAGTGCTCGTGGGCAGATGAGCACTCTACACCAGTATACAGAGAGGTAACTCATGGGCGGAACAATTGAGATCAGTGAGGTTGGGATGACAGTCAATATGGCTGGTGGCGGGAAAATAGTTATCGGCAATTGGGGTGATGGCCCAGTAAATACGGCAGCCGCTCGGCCACCCCTTACCCCGGAAGAGGAGCTTTACGGTCGTGGGCTCTGTCTCCTGCCTGATGGATGGGAAGATCTAAGCGGTGATGGACACTGGCAACATCAACTCACTGAATCTTTGCGTCAACTTTGGCCGTCGTTCAGCAGGGAACAGAAGATGGCTATCGCTTACTCCATCAGCGAACTGTCAGATGAGCTGACGAACATCGCATACGAAGCTTCCTGGTAATAACACATCTGCGCATCGCACGCGCACATCTAAGAAAGTCTTTCAGCTGTGAGCCTGGGCAAACCGTTAACTTTCGGCGGCTTTGCCGTGCGACAGGCTCACGCCTAAAAGGAAATGAAAAATGAATAAAGATATGGTGCTCATATTACGTGACGATGGCCATGAGCTTCAAACGGCTGAGTATACAGCCCGTTATGATCGTGATGGGAAAAGAACGATTGCCATGGGGCTTTATGAAAAGAGTCCATTCAGTTTCCGCATTGAACGAGTAACAGAAGATAAAGCCACGGGATGGGCTATTGGCGTCAAAGATGGCAAGGTCTTTATCAAAGATGCCTTTGTTGGTAGTTGCATCGTATCTGCGAACTATAACGTGAAGATGAACGTGGATTATGGTGGCAAACGTTACGCAGCTGGAATGAGCATCGGTCAGCCAAGCGAGCCGCAGGCAACGGTTAAGGCTGATCGCTTTAAGGTGCAGGAAGCCGTTCAATCAATCGGCGAAAACGCCGTGGTATCAGCCACGAAGGTGAAGTTTAAGCTTGGCGATGAAATGACGCAGGCCGTCATTGATGCTGTACGTGAAAGCGATTTGTTCGCATCACTCCAGGCAAGTATTGATGCACAGACAGCCTCAATCACCTGCATGCAACAAGCGATGCACGACGCAGTGAACGATGCTATCCGCAACGCGCTGAAGCCGGGTGGCGCGATATGGTCTGCATTGGGAAGATGAAACGGACGTTTAGATGTCCAAACTAAACCCCAAACCTTCACTCAAATGATAACCGTTATCATCTTGGGTCCTTTCCGGCGATCCGCCCGGCTACGGGGCGGCGTCCGCGCAGATTATCGCTATTTATGAAAATTTTCTGGTTTATGCCATTTCCGTTCTTCTTCTTGTTTTCTCATTGTTTTTGTTGAAAACATCCTCTCTCCAGAAAGGAAATGCTAATCATGGAAAACGGAAGTTAACCGTTGATTGTTTCCTTTCTCTGTTTTGTGCCAGGAGTGAGCCATGGAGGTTAACAAAAAACGCTTATCCGAAATTTTCGGGGTGAGCGTCCGAACGATTCAGAACTGGCAGGAACAAGGTATGCCGGTTGCCCGCGGTGGTGGCAAGGGTAATGAGGTTCTCTTTGAATCTGCTGCCGCAATCGAATGGTACAGTGCGCGCGATGCAGCCATAGAAAATGAAAAGTTGCGGAAGGAAGTTGAAGATCTCCGCATTGCTTCTGAGTCCGATCTTCAACTTGGCACGATTGAATATGAGCGACACCGACTTACGCGAGCTCAGGCTGACGCTCAGGAATTAAAAAATGCAAAAGAGTCCGCTGAAGTGGTGGAGACCGCATTCTGCACGTTCGTGCTGTCGCGGGTACCGATGATGGAGAGTTAG